CGTTACTCAGCTGACGCAGGGAACCATCAACCTTGGCGCCGTCGGTATAAGCGAAGGATTCTGGCAGGGAACACAGAGCTTCCTTGACAGCAATAAATACATCCAAGACAGTTACTTCTATCAGGAGTACTCTTACGAGATCAAGTTTAACAAGTCCATCAATAAATACATTGATATTCTTAAAGAACTTGTTCACCCTGCAGGAAACAAAGTCTTTGGTAAGACGCTTCTGCAAGCAACAAACGAAGAACAAGTTGTCGACATCGACAACGACGTCACATTATTCAGCGTGTAGCTAGAATGCGGGCCGATCACTTATGTCTAATATAACAACTAAGTATTTTAGCGAGAAAATATCTCAAGCGATCTTAAATGAGATGGCTAACGGCGTCTTCTACTACGCCATCGGTAGAGCCAATCCATGGCCCGATGAAAACAATCCAGACACCGCTTATGAAACAACTCAGTCGATCAATGAGTTTAAGCGTGGATTGGTTGCAGGAAAGCGAATGAAAAGTGGAGATGTAGTCAACCTCATCAACAAATATGCATGGGGCAGTGGAAATACGTACTCTCAGTACGATGATACTGACACAACACTCTACAGCAAGCAGTTCTACGTAATCAACTCATCAAATGCGGTCTATAAGTGTTTGTTCAACAACTCAAACACCGCGTCGACTTCCGAGCCTACTCTTGTTCAGAACGCGGTGTTTCAAACCGCCGATGGATACGTATGGAAATACATGTACAGCATGAGCGCGGCGAATGGAAATAAGTTCGCAACGACTTCATACATACCAGTAGAAGCCAATAGTTCTGTAAGCACGGCGGCAGTCAACGGCTCTATAGATGTAGTCTTCATTACAAATCCAGGTGTAGGATACACGGGATACGTTTCCGGAGCTATATCTCAAGTTATTTCAAATACTCTCTTTAGAGTTACCTCAACTTCTGCACTATCGGTCGACAGCTTCTACTACAACTCATCCGCGTTCTACATATACAACGGCACCGGTGAGGGTCAACTGACCAACATATCGAACTACGTGGTGAACGGTTCTGGTAAATTTGTATACACAGAAGACGCATTGAACAGTCCAGTCCTTGACTCAACTTCTGAGTTTAGGATAGCTCCTCAAGTAAAGATCACCGGCGATGGATCAGGTGCAAAAGCGATCTGCACAGTCAACGCGACAACTTACGCTTTAAACACGATCGATGTTATAAGCACCGGAAGCAACTATTCGTACGCGAATGTCGAGATCATTGCGAATCCAACCTATGGCTCAAACGCCACTGCGCGTGCGATTATACCTCCCTTTGGCGGTCACGGCTACGACGCCGCGACTGAGCTTGGTTCAAAAAGGATGGGTTTCTCGGTCTACTTCAACAACAGCGAAAGCAGTTCAATCGCGACGGAAGTCAGCATCAGGCAGGGCGGAATCATATCTTTCCCGCAAAAGTATACTAAGCCGGCTTTTGCGAATATAAACTTCAACGCCAATACCTCGGTGTCTAACACAAACGATACCATCGCTTTCTTAAACGCGAACACTTACTATAGGTACGGAGATAAAGTCCTGTACACCGTCGATGCCGGAAACACTGTGGTTTCAGGACTCGCTAACAACACCTACTACTACGTTTCGGCCGCGAACAGCAGCACCATCAAACTCTCGGCAACGCTCGATGGGGCTTCAATAAACTTAACTTCAGGCGCCACCGAGAACGGTCACAGGCTCTACACTACGAACAACTATTCGACCAACACGTTCAACGCGTTGACCACGCTGACGGTGACCACCGGCCTCAACCAATTCACCAACAACGAGATCATCATAGGATCTTCGTCTTCGGCCGAAGCTCGAGTTGCTTTCGCGAACTCAACGATTCTCAAAGTTAATATGATTAGGGGCGGATTCTTAGCCAACAGCACCTACGGAGAAACAATCGTAGGATCAACTTCAGGCACGTCGGCCACGATCAACACAAATGGTATAAATAATCCTGACATAGAACCGTTTAACTTTAGAGTCTTGCACATAGACAACATTGAATACATCCAGCGCTCGAATACAGACAACGAGCAGGGTTATTTGATAATAACGATTTAAGGACCATCGATGCCTACGCAGCTCAGTAACAACATCTCTACTGTTATTAGCACAACATACCTCGACGACTTTACCGAGAATAGCAGGTATTACAAGATCCTGTTCAGGCCGTCGACTGCTGTGCAGGCTAGGGAATTGAACCAGATCCAGTCGATCCTACAGAATCAGATCTCAAAGCTGGGCGACTACAGCTTCAAGGATGGGTCGATCGTAGATGGCGTACACATCACCTATAGGTCTAAGCTTCCTTTCGTCAGGCTCAACGATACTTTCACAACCAACACTTCGCAGGTCGTCACCGAGTATAACAACGACTACTTAATCACTAACAGCTCAAACGGTACGATAGCCGTGAAAGCCTACATCGCGTATTCAGCTCGCGGCTACAAAGCAAACTATCCCGATACCAACCGCTGGTATCTAACATACGTTCAGACCGGTAAAGACGGATCGAACAACGACGTCAATGAGTTTCAATCGGGCGACACGCTCTACGTCTACGACACCACTCAGACAAAGTCGGCGGCTCTCGATGCCGGTAAACTGATCGACACCATCACGGTCATGACCAGCAACGCTACCGTCAATGCCACGGGCTACGGTTACGGCTTGACTGTTTCCGACGGTGTGATCTATCAGAAGGGTTTCTTCTCAACAGTCAACAACCAGACGATCGTCGTTCGAAACTATGATCAGAACGTAAATAACTACGTCGTTGGCTTTGAGACCACAGAGTCGATTGTCACAGAGAACCAAGACTCAACGCTCTACGACAACGCGATCGGTTCACCTAACTACAACGCTCCTGGCGCGCATCGTCTCAAGCTTACACCAACTCTCGTCGCAAAGCTTCGTACCGAAGTATCAAACAACTTCTTTGCGATCGCTGAGTTTGAAAACGCTAACACGATTACACAGAAAGCCGGCAATGATCCAACCGCGCAGCTTATGGCTTCGATGGCTAAGCGCACCTACAATGAGTCTGGCGACTACGTTGTTCGTCCGTTCTTCTTAGATTCAGAAGCCGACGCCGCGAATACTTCAGCTTTTTACTATAAGCTTTCACCCGGTCTGGCTTACGTCAAGGGCTACGAGGTTGAGAAGATCTCCGACGTATACGTAAACTCTCCGCGCGCAGTAAACACAAACATTGAGAACAACATCGGCATCACCTGTAACATGGGTAACTACGTGATCGTCGACGAAGTCGAGGGTATATTCAACAACGAGACACTGTCTGAAGTTGCTCTTTACGACACGGCTCAGAACTCATTGTCGGATCGCGAGAACGCAAGCTCATCCCCTTCGGGCTCGATCGTTGGCTACGCGAACGTTCGCGGCATGCAGCACTTCACGGGCACCAAGGGTTTCTATACCACTCAATACGCTTTGTACATCTTCAACATTCGCATGAACTCCGGTAAGAGCTTTGCGAACGATGTTAAGAGCTTCTATCAGAACAGCACTGGTTACGCCAAAGCGGACGTTGTTCTTGAGTCTGGAATCGCTGTTCTCAAAGACTCTACGCTTGCTGCTGCGGTCTTCCCAACTGGGTTCAATGCGATTAAGACGCTCGTTGTCAACGGCGCGGCTTCTTCCGACACGACTTTCAACTTCCGTCAGATTAGCTCAACTACGATGGCCGCGAACGGTTCGGCCGTGTTCAACCTTGACACCGCGGCACCGGGAGGAACGGAGCGGCTTGGTGTTTCGGTCGGCAACTATACATCGGCGACTATCCTCAACCAGTTCAACGTCGTTGCCGGCGCAGCGGCTTACTCATCAAACATTGCGGGTTCGGTGTCTATCACTTCGGGCGATGCAAACGTAACCGGTACCTCGACCACCTTCACCACGGCCATAGCAAACGGCGAGCTCATCAGGGTAGCCAACTCCACCGCGACGGTATACTACCAAGTCAACCAAGTGGCTAACAATACCTTTATGAACTTGGTCAACGTGCCGGCTGCAACCTACGCGAGCTACAACGTTGCGCACTACTATCCAGAAGGTCATCACTTCAACTTGACTTCTGTAAACGCGATCGCCGGTGGAATCTCGTTCAATATCAACACCGGATTGACACTTGCTTCGGGCTCTATGACCGTATACGGTTCTTATCCGGTAAGCAAGTCGACCGCCGTTCAAGCTAAGAAAGACGCGCACGAAGGTACATGGGTAAAGATTGACTGCTCGAACAACGCCGCGACTTCGGTTGGTCCTTGGGACCTTGGATTGACCGACGTTTTCAACATCAAGAACATCTACGTCGGAACAACTTACGCGAATACGAATCCTGAGAGGAAGCATTGGTTCTCTCTCGATAACGGCCAGCGCGACGACCTCTACGATCACGCTACGATCTCAATCAAGCCTCAATACGCTGCAAACATCACGGGTTCCACAAAGCTTCTCATCGAACTCGATCACTTTACCGCTAACACTTCGGCCGGCGTCGGCTTCTTTACCGTCGACTCATACCCGATCGATGACGCGAATACAGCCAATACAACCGGCATCACGACGGCTCAGATCCCAACGTTCCA